AATAATGAATAAAAATAACATAACTTTATCCTCCTTCTCATTAGAGGATATGAATTTTCAACGAAAAATAGCATCTAATTTCTCAAACACTCTTACTCTTTTCTTTTTCGTTTTTAATTCTTGTTTCGTACATGTAGCAGAATATCCAATCTTGTTTGCTAGTTCACAAATAAAATCAAAGGACCACATCAAGTTGGCTCCACAAATTGTGCCTTAAGGTTACTGTTACTCCTTCATAGAAAGAGATGATTTTTTGACGTAAGTTAATCATTTACCAACGTAAGTTTCAAATAATCTTGGTTGTTGATCTTACATGGTTGCCAAATGGTTTTACCAAGATTTTTCTGAGAATCAAACATAATAGTAGGCATATCCGTATCTGGGTTGTTTATGTCTTTGATGATTCCGTCGTGACCCCCTTCTGTCATTAATTTATGCTTTTTATTTTTCCTCACTAATCTCCATCTCAGCATCTAAATTGTAATGATTATATTTTATTTCTTGCCAAACTTTCTCCCTATGCGATAGGCATGCCTTATAAATCTTTTTAATATCTTTGAGGACACCTAACGCCGTTTCTAGTGACCAATGGCCATCGGTAGCTCTATCATTAGCCCATCTTAAA